ACGTTAGAAAGGCTTAGGACTTCCACCTACTTTATCACCTCTACCATTTGCTATTTCTACTGCTTCAGCTTCTGTATTAGTAACTAAACAACTGTTACCATAGTATCCAACCTCGCAAGAATTAGTACTACCATACCTATTCTTAGCTACAATCAACTCTAGAAAACAATCACTATTACCATCGTCACCATATCTTGATACCCAAGGATAGTGTGTAAATACTACTATCTCTGCATCTTGTTCTAGATTACCAGACTCTGCTAGGTCAGACAACCTAGGTACTCTATCATTTCTATGTTCCATATTCCTATTCATCTGCGATACTAATATAACTGACATATCTTGTGCCTTAGCTAACCATTTATAACTACGACTAACATCACCTATCTTAAGACGTAAGTCTCTTCTATCGTGCGTTGGATGTTCTATTAATCCTATATGGTCATCAATAACTACGTCTGGATTTATAGATTTTATCTCACGAAACGTACCTTCGATATCTCTTACATCATCAAACATAAACAACTTATCACTATACATCTCAGATATCAATGCAGAAACATCACCAAGCTCTAGTTGGTTTATACCTACATTGTTTCTTAAGTTCCTGTATTGTAAGGACTTAGACTCCATAGCTATAAACTTCTTCATCATCTCTGTGTTAGGCATTTCTCTATTAAACATAGCAACCTTAAGTCCTCTATGCACTAGATTCCTAGCTATATTTGCAGACACAGTTGTCTTTGCGTTGCCGGGTCTACCTGCTATGATAGTTACCTCACCTCTTGTCATACCAGTTATAACTCTATCTAACTTGCCTATACCAGTAGGTATTTGAGTTGTTGAGTTCAATATAGAGTCTTTAGTATCTTCTAATACAGAATCTATGTCGAATGTTCTATTAGGTTGTAACTTTATTATATTACTTATAGTTGTATGTGCTTCTTCTAGTAAGTTACTAGTTTCTAATGATGTGTTGTTTAAATTTTTAGATATACCTAGCATTTGATTATGTAGTATTCGCCTAAGGTAGTATGCGTGTAGTCTCTTAGCATACCCTACTGCACTCGATGCAGAAACGACGTTATCTAAGAACCCAACTATCTCATACTTAGGATTGTGTCCTTCATTATCATTACCAACTTCTTCACATACATTTATTAAGTCTATATCCTTACCACTAGAATTAAGTTTATCTACTGCAAGCCAAACTTTCTGATTGAAACTAGAGTAAAAGAACTCTTCGTTTGGAATATACTGCTTAACTGAATCTATGTATTTACTATCGGAAATCAAACATCCAAGCAATGCTTGCTCTAGTTCAATACTCTTCATCATTCTCCTTTAATTTTGGTGGTATTCTATCTAGATTTTTTCTCTCATAATCTCTCCTAAGAACCACTCTTTTACTCTCGTTTTTTATTATACCCGAAAGATACTTTATACCATACCCCCTCTGGACACCACCTCTATTTTTAAACTTCCTAATTGATTCTAGTATTATGTCTCCCTCAATGCTTTCTATATCAGCTAAGAACCCTGCTCTTATAACATCATCTATATTCCAATGCTTAGAAAACTCATCTAATATATTATCTATTGCACTTAAAATATTTTTAGGTCTAGATAATCTAAGTGATTTTAATCTAAGGCTTACATCTTTTTTAGATATATCATTACTACATAATGGACACTTAGCCACAGATACCGCACTCCCCTTTTTCCATTGGTAATTTTTTAAATAAGGAATTCTTTATAATTGAATTTCCAATTGATTTTTTACCAGATGTTGCCGTGTTTGTTTGGTATGCTTCACCACAATCAGAGCATCTGTACACTTTACTAAAAGTCTCTATTTTAATCCTATTTGTTTTTGTAATAGAACGCTTTACAACTTCCCAATCAATCCAGTCTTTTCCTAGGTAGTATTCTAAGTCTAATATTCTTCCTCTATTTATTGATTCGTATCTTTTTGCAGAGCTTTTAATTGTACTATTATCTCTAATAGATTTGTCATCGGTATTATAGCGTACACTTTGCCCCTTGATTCCTTCACGCATTGGAGGTGTAATCCCTCTATTTGTTCCGATGGTTTCAGCCATTCTGCTATCCTTTTCCGTACCTTACATTGTACGGTGTATTCTTCTATTGTTAAGTCTACTTCTGGGTGAAGCCCTAATGACCTACCATCAGAGCCCCACGCCCTCTTTGATTCTAAGCCGTATTCCTTAGCTAGTTTTACGACTTCTCTTTCGAACCGATTTCCTTTTGCTTTGCTTTTTGACGGCACGTTTTCTACTCCTCTTCTTCTTGAAAGGGCTCTCTAGGAATTTCTCCAAACCCTTCACTACTTTCTTGAACAAGTCCATTTATCTTATCCTCCATAAACTTTGAGTACTCTTCTGTTTCTCCTTTCATATCTAGGTAATTGTAAAGGAATTCTCCGAGTATTTCTATTGTTTTTTTATTAGATAGAGCTAACCTAGTTACAGAATCTAATTGTTTCTGTATAGTTCTCTTTGTTAAGTTATTATTCTTTCTTTTCATAGTGTTTATAGACTGGTGAGGTAGTCCTCAAGCGCCAACCAGAGGTTCATTTGTATACCATTTTTAGTAATTAATATACCACCCCACCAAATCTAATTATTTTAAATTCTCTATTTTATTTTCTATTCTATGTAGTCTCCATATATGGCTAATCTGAAGACATAACATCATCAGCATAGTAAATTCCCAATAGGGAAAATACTCTGTACTAAATAGAACTTCCCAATAGTATCTCATTTCTTACTCCTCTTTTTTTTCTTTTCAGCAGAATTAATATGTCTCCAAGAATAACGCATACCAACCTTAGACTTTCCATATATACTTTTCGATATATCTTCTATAGATTTTTTATACGATTCGTAATCCTGCATATTATCTAAATATTCAAATGATACTTCATCTATATTATCTAACTCCATTATCTCTTCATCACTTAGAAATTTAACGTACTTAGTATCATATTTATTATCTCTTAGTTTACAGCTATCACATACTCCACTACTATTCATTGTAGGTTTATCACAACCGTGACACATAAATGGTGTTGGCATAATTTAATCCTTCGGGGGTTTTAGAAGATTAAAGGAGATTAACAAACATATCTTCAAGGAACCCCCTAACCTAAGCACATACAGGGTTTAATTCTTTGGGGGCTCTTTACGGTGGCCCCCAGACCGTGCGACTATTTAGTTACTAAAGAATATGTAGCGTAACCCTTGCTATTATCTGTGGATATATTCATACTAAATGTATGTCTCAATGTCCAGATTATAGAGGCTAATCTATACACTCCAAATCGACTAATAGCCGTCTTAGCAGTAAGTCTCTTACCTGTGGATAGGAAATCTCTTACTTTCTCTAACTGCGTTTTTCTTTTTCTTGCCATTTTAGCTCCTTGTTATACGTTTCTCTTAATGCCTTTACTAGGCGATTGTCTTCTGATAAAGATAGTTCATAGATAAACTTCTCTTTCTTAATATTGGATGCAGTATCTAACATAATCTCTATTCCTCGTTCCCATCCAAATTTATCTGTGAACTTCTCTTGTATCTCATTCCACTTTTTTACCTCCAATAGGACTACCTCCGTATTCTGTGTGCAATCTACTAGGGTATATCTCTTCTTCTTCTGTCGTCATTCCTTCTGCTATGTTACGCTCTGCTATCTCGTCGTACTCTTTCTCTAGCTTTCCCTTCAATGTATCAGCTTCATCCTTTTTACTCCAATGGTCTTCACTACTAGCACCATATTTCATAATATCAGAATAAGCACCTAGAGCCCTAATGATTGTGTTGTATTCACTATTCGTTATTTTCATTTAGAACGGTACGTCTGAAGTATCTATCTTTCCATTGCTCCAAGAAAATACTCCTACAACCTTAGGAGATGTTACTTCTTCTCCATCTCTATTAGTCCAAGTCTCGTGCTTAACCTTAACTATAGCAGGGACACCTTCGCAGTTTGATGGAGTAAGTATAGGTAAGGAATATAAAGTCTTACCATCTACTTCTTTTTCTTCTGGCTTTATTCTTAAGGCTTCACACAGTTCTTTAAACTGTCTATTCCCACCAGAATTTGGTTGAAGATTTTTCTCACTAGGGTTTTTAAATCTAAAGAATCCTTTAGACCTAAGAACCTTGCCTACAAAATGACTACCACTTGACTCCCCATCTATTACTTTATCAGAGTTATCTTCTGATAGTTTGAAGTTAAGATTGTATATGTCTGCAAGGTGCTTACCTCTAATAACAACATCTTCTTTTACTGTATAGTCTTTGACGTGAGCATAGTACTCTCCCTCTGGGACTATAACATTAGGTCTGTCCTCTGTCGGGTCGTAGTAAGACTCCCCACCCATAACATCTTCAAGCACAGAATTAATTGAGTTATCCATTCATATTTTCCTTTATTTGATTTATTCTACTCATTACTTTACTTATGTCTCCCTTCTCAATGTCTCCATTCTCTATAGAAAGGGATATCTTTTCCTTCCATTCATCATCTAAGTCATCAATCTCTCCATATAAATATTCTATTTCTTCTTGACTTAGAGATGTATCTTCTACTCTATTTCTGTATACATCATCAGCAATATTAAGATACATATTAAATGCCTTCTTGATACAATCTGTATTAGCAGACTTAATATCATTACCAACATCTACAAAGCTATCACTATTTCTCTTCTTCTGTATTCTATGAGCCGCAGTACAATCTCCTTCTCTCCATATTCCTCCTTCAAACCACTTCAATCTACCGTGAACCATAAAGGCTTCACTACCTAATGTCTCTGTACTTATTATAGTCCAAGACCATCCCGGATAGAACTTATCTGCTAGCTTCCTCATATAAGAATACTCTACATAATCTAAACCCATCTTATTCTTAATGAATGAACGAGGTGTATCTTCCATAGATACTTTATCGTGTAGCTCTCTTATAGTGTCAAACACATCTTGCTGTATGATAGCACCATTCTCAACCATAACCTCTGTTGATATTTCACTACTCATTTTTACCTTTCTTTTTTATTAAAAGTAATTGTGCTGATAGGTACACACAAGCATCTAAAACTTCCTCTAATGCTTCTGTAATCCACTCTCTTCCATCAAACACATCTACTTCTTGGTTATACTCTCTCTTACCCTTCTCCAATCGTTCCTCTATTAGGGTAACTATCTCTTTGTTATTACCTATATTCAAGCTTCAGCCCCTTCGTCATTAGTCATCATAGAAAATATCTCATCGTGGCTTTTTGTTAATTCTTCTGCCCTCTGCATATTATCTATAAATCTTGGTAGTTCATCATCTTGGTTAGCTATAACAGACATAAGATTCATCAACGCTATCTCTAATTGTTCTAGTCTAAACTCTAGCTTATCTATCCTATTAGGCTTTCTCTTTCTAGTACTCTTTTCCATTCTTATGTTTAACCTCCACCACCTCACAGTTCCTACTGCTTCGTCTATTTATATTGCTACAATACATATCAATCTCATCTCTATCATCCCATAGCCTATGAGGGTATTTACTATTTATTACGTTAGAGAAAGCACCACCTCTTATTACCCACCAAGTAGTACCATCTATCTCTTCTTTAAGAGTCCATTTCATTTTATTCTCCTTTATTATACGGACATATTTCTCTTACAGAACAGTATGATTTACACTTCATACCACCCCATTTCTCTTCTTCAGTACACTCCTCTGGTAACTCATTATGTTCTAAAGACCAGATTAGAGCGTCTCTCTTTACTTCGAACTTATCCAATAGATGTTCGTTGTCTATATATGGAACTTCCATCATATAAATCTTTTTCTCTATACCTCTCTCCCTTGCTATCTGTAGACCTGCATCTCTAACTGTGGCTTGTATATACATCTTATCTACCTCATAACCATTGCTCTCTAGTAAGTATCTATAGAAGTTTACTTGCCACCCCCAATCTTCCATATCTACTTTATTATCATCTACGTAAAACTCTTTAACCCTCTTGGGTGTACCTGCCTTACCCCATCTACCACTTCTTTTATATACCTCTGTTGGGTGGTGTGCATATTTATGCTGTATACCTAAACACTTTGCTATTTTATAAGAACCAGAGAACTTGTAGTCTACAAGTGTCTTTGTATCTCTATCATATAGGTCTACAATTCCTGTTATCCCTATAGATTCTAAGGGAATCTCTGAACCTAACCTATTAGATAGGTAGTGATGTTGATGTGATGATTCTTCTAATTTTAAATGGTGTAGAGTACCTGCCAGAGAGAATGCATTATCTTCTGGTTCTGTGTAGTAGTCCTCTTTTCTCTGTAGATACGATTGACAAGTACCTTGTAATAACTCTGTAGTAGATGGTTTTCTATCTGGTTCTCTATCTGATGACATATGTAATAATGTAGGTAGAGATACACCCATCTTTTCTACGTCTACATTTCCTCTGTTTACATCTTCAAGAGAAACAAGTTCACCATCTGGATATTTAAACCCTTTTAACGGCATATTATTCCCCCTC